ACGGCGACTGGTGCGGCGAAAAGATCAGGGTTGCCGAACTGTACGAACTGAAACTTGTCCCGAAAACGATCCACCAGCTTGAAGATGGCACGATCTGCGACGACGAAGAATATCAGTCGGCAGTAGCAGAGGGTATCCAAGTCCCGCCGATCATCGCAACGCGGGAAGTCAAGAAAAAGTGCCTGTACTGGTCGAAATTCAACGGAGCGGAGTACCTCGAAGAACCCCGCGAAGAACCCGGCGACCGAATCCCTGTATTCCCGGTGTGGGCCAATGTCCACAACATCGACGGCAAGGTAATCCGCACGTCGATGATCCACAAGTCGAAGGATGCTCAACTCCTGTACGATTACGCACAGACGGCATTTGCCGAGCGTGTCGGCCAATCCCCCGAAGCTCCGTGGGTTGCTGCTGAAGGGCAGACTGCCGGATACGAGAATGAATGGGACGGTACGCGATCAGTACGGGTACAGCACTATCGCCCGATCAGTCTCGATGGCAAACAGGTTCCTCCACCTCAAAGACAGAATCCATCCGATGTTCCATCCGGCTTTGCGCAAGTCATGTCGCAGGCCGAGCATGGGGTACAGACCTCGCTTGGCATGTACTCGGCATCCATCGGCAAGAAGGGCAACGCCACCAGCGGAGTGCAGGAACAGGAGCAGGCACACAAGGGCGATGTTTCGAGTTTCCACTACCACGACAACTTGGCAAGAGCGATCCGTTCCGCTGGCCGGTATCTGATTTCTGCTGCGCCGAAGGTCATTGATACTCGCCGAGTTGTCAGAATCCTGGGTATTGATGGCGAAGCGAAGCAAGTACAACTCGATCCATCGCTTCCTAGGGCTGCTATCTCTCAAGGGCCGAATCAGATATTCAATCTCGGCGTCGGCGTCTATGACGTTGCGGTGGATGTGGGGCCGTCTTACCAGACTAGCCGGCAAGCCTCTGCTGCCGGAATGCTTGCTCTCGCACAAGCCGATCCGACAATGTGGCAGACGCACGGCGACCTGATTGCGGAAGCGCAGGACTGGCCGGAAGCGCAGCGGTTTGCTGAACGTTCCAAGTTGCTGCTTCCGCCTCCGGTATTGGCTGCGGAAGAAGCGAAGAAAGAATCGTCGCCGGAAGTCGCTCAGGTCAAGATGCAGGCGCAACAGATAATTCAACAGAAAGATCAGATGATGCAGGCCGCTTCTGGAGAGATTGAGAAGTTGCGGCAAGAGAATCAGAAGCTAACTGTCGCCGCGCAACAGGCTGGACTGAAGGCGCAACAAGCCGCTCTGGAATCGCAAGGAACGGAAATCAAGGCCGCACAAGACGCACTGAACTTGAACTACAAGATTGCCGATCTGGAGTTGCAGTTGCAGGAACAGCAAGCCGTGCAGCACGTCAATGAAACGATGCAGGCATCGCAGCAAATGGAGCCTGCCGAATCCGCCGAGCCTGCCGAGCCGCAGATGGATGTAGCGTCAATCTTGCAAGCTGTTGCCTCGATGCAGCAGCCGATAAATATTACGGTTCCTGTGCAAGTCGATGGAAAGGGCGCAATGACAAAGACAGGTCGCGCAGTTCGACAACCTGACGGTAGCTACCTGATGGAGTCGATGGAGACACCTTTCAATGAGTGATTCATTCGTAAGAATCCCAGGGATTGACGAGTATGGTAGCGTTCACGTCGACAATACCGAGATTACTACATCTGTTGGAAATGTTCAGCGACAACGGGTGGAGACATACCCAGGCAACGCTGTTGGGTTTGACGCTTCCGGTCGGCAAAGAATCTCCCTTCTCACAACACTCTTTGACGGTAAGGTTGTGCGGGAGGAAGATGCTCAGTTGTGGGATACGGATGGTACGGGAGCAGCTACGTTCTCAGACGGTAAGATCAACATGGTCTGTGACGCAGGCGAGTGGCTTGTTCGCCAGAGTCGGCAGTACATGCCGTATTTTTCTGGCAAGTCGCAGCAGGTTGAAATCAGCTTCGATACATTTGCCATTGACTCCGGTTGCACCAAACGGATTGGGTACTTCTCGTCATCTGCCGTTTCCCCGCACACCGCAAGTCAGGACGGTTGGTACATCGAAAGCAACGGAACGACGAACACTTACTACCTCGTTGTAATGCGTAGTGGGACGGAAGTATTACGGAAAGTTTGGACGGAATGGGACGGGTACGAAGAAGTTAAGAACTACAATTGGGACAACTTCACCGTAATCCTTTCCGACTTCCTATGGTTGGGCGGAGCGGTTCTCAACGTCTACATGAAATCGCCTGATGGCGGGTTCTACAAGTTGCACTCGTTAAATTATGCAGGGACTTCGCCGGATGTGTTTATCCGCTCCCCAAGCCAGCCGGTAAGATACGAGATTCGCGGAGCAGGGAGCATGAGGCCTATCTGCTCCCAAGTTGCAAGCGAAGGGAGTCTTAATGAGGCAGGGGAAGGGCGTATTCTATTCCATTCGACCATTCTACCGTGCAACGCTGTCGGAACGATCTACGCACTGAAGGGAGCAAAGAAACTCGCTGCCTTCCGCGACATACCAATACGAATCGACAGGTTCAGTTGCGCTATGAGTACACCAACAGCTGACGTTGGTTTACTGATGTTGTTACTGAATCCAACCCTATCTGCACCGTTGTCCTATTCCACTAATGGAAAGGTATCAGACGCCACTGCGACAAACCAGACGGTCAGCAACGTAGGAAGGGTAATCGCTGCTGCCCATGTGAATGCGTCGGGTGTTTCCACTGGTGGGGTGGCAAATAGTCTTCAGTGGATGGGGATGCAGATTGACGATACGCCGGATGAGATTGTTCTGGCGTATTTGAGTCTTACCGCTACGCAATCAGTCAATGGGGCTATTCACTTAGTTGAGTATTAAATGCTGCTAGACTATTTTTGGTGGCGTAATAATGTTCCATCAGGCGGCAATACATCAAAAGTATTGAATGCTGAATACCCCTATATAGACGGCCCGATTCGTAGATATATTGAAAAAGTAGAACCCGAGATTGTCGAAGCCGTAATCGAGGTCGTTGCCAAGACTGTTGAAAAACGGACAGTACAGAACAAGGATGTTGAGGCAGCACAAGCGGAGAAGGCGTTACGGGAAAGGCTTGCTTCTCAGCATCAAGCATGGAAAGAAATGTACGCACAACTGATCCTGCTAGAGTACGAACGGCGGGAACAGGAGTACGAAGATGCACAAATCGCAATATTGCTTTTTGATATGTAACACCACTCACATGAGGAAACCAAAATGTCCGAAGAAGCCGTAGTCGAAGCCTCCGTTGCACCCGTTGCCGCCGTAGTCGCAGAGCCAGTTGCAGAACCGGCAACCCCTGTAGTCGAGACTCCACCTGCACCGCCCACAGCGGAAGAACTCCAAAAGAAGTTCGACCGTGATGCGGCCATGCAGCGCCGCAGATACGAGAAAGACTTGCAGGCAGAACGTGAGCAACGTATCCGGCTTGAGGAGCGGCTTGCAAAAGCAGAACCCGCGCGTCCATCAGATCCTGGAATGCCTACTATTGACAAGTTCGACAATTTCGATGAATATGTGACTGCGAAAGCGGAATACATCGCATCGCAAACTCTCTCGAAGCATGAGCAGAGGCAGCAGCAGGAAAAAGCGCAGGCGGCGCAGGTTCAAACCGTCGAGGCTTGGAACAAGCGGGTAGCCGCCGCCGACATACCGGATTTCCACGATGTTGTGGCAAGTTCCGATGTGCCGATGACAAAGATCATGCAGCAAGCGATCATGGAAAGCGATAATGGGCCGAAGCTGGCGTACCACCTAGCCACGAATCCCGCAGACGCCGAACGGATCGCAGGAATGACGCCCATAGGGGCGGTACGCGCACTCACGCTCATTGAGGAAGGCTTGAAGAAGCCTGTAGCAGTATCAAAAGCTACGCCACCCATTACGCCGGTTGGCTCGAAAGCTACGTCGATCAAGTCCCTTCTGGACGTGAAAGACTACGACGAGTTCAGCAAGCGACGGGCGGCTCAAATCGCCAAACGGCGATAACCTCAATTTAGGAGCAAGTCATGTCAAACGTCTTTGTTGTAACCGATCTGGTTGCCAAGGAATCTCTGCGCATCGCGCATGAGAAGGCCCAGTTTATCGGCACCGTGGATCGTCAATACGATTCGTCTTTCACTTACGATCCGGGTCGCGGCGCACACGGTCAAACCCTGCGCGTCAAGTCCCCGAACATGTACACCCGCCGTCAGGGTTCCCGCGTCATGGCCGTGCAAGATCAGGCCGAAGCCTCGCAGACCATCACCGTCGCAACGCAGGACGGCGTGGATATGCGCTTCAACTCGGCTGAACTGATCCAGTCCGTCGATTCCGATGGTGCTTTCGATGAACTGTCGCGCAAGTACATCCAGCCGGCTATTTCCTCGCTGGTATCCGGTATCGAAGCCGACTTCTTGGCCTACGCGACCAAAGCGACCTACAACGTCGCCGGCACTGCTGGTACTGCCTTGACCGACCTCGTTGCTGTCGGCGGCGCTCGCGCCAAGCTGAATCAAGGTCTGGCTCCGAAGGATGGCAGTCGCTTCATTCAGGCGGATTCCGTCACGATGGGCGGCATGGTCAATGGCCTGAAAGGGCTGTTCCAAGACTCCGCGCAGATCAAGGAACAGTACCGCGAAGGCATGATTGGACGTACCGCAATGGCTGATTGGTACGAAAACGACCGTATGTGGACGTTCACCAACGGCGCTGACGTGACCTGTACGATGGCGGCTTCTGCTGCGGTTGTCGATGGTGGCTCGGTAATGACGATGGCTTCCCTGTCGGCGGCTCCGGCTACCGGCGCGGTATTCACCGTCCCCGGCGTCTATGCCTGCCACCCGGAAACGAAGGCTTCGCTCGGCTTCCTCCAGCAGTTCGTGGTGACGGCTGGTACGACTACCATCCAGACCGTTTCGCCTCCGACCTACCTCTCTGGCCCCCGTCAGAATCTGTGTTCCGCTGCCGGAGCTGCACTGACCACGGCAACCTTCGATGGTACGGGTATTGTTCCGGTGTTTGTCGGCGCGGCTTCGACCAGCTACGTTCAGAACCTCATGTATCACAAAGAGGCTTTCCAGTTCGTAACTGCCGACCTGCCGATCCTGGACGACGCGCAGAAATGCGTTCGAGTCAACAAGGATGGCCTGAGTCTGCGCTGCTGGATGGGTTCGGATATTCGCAATGACGAACTGTTGCTGCGCGTGGATATTCTCTACGGAATGGCTGCACTCCGTCCGGCATGGGCCTCCCGCATCATCGGCGCGGCTAACGCCTAATCCACAGTGGCGGTGAAAGCCGCCCCGTTCAAACACTGAAAGGAAAATATCATGGCAACTTACGAAAGTCTTGGCTACAACTCGGCGGATGGTATGCAGATCGGTTCTTCTGCATCTAAGCCAGTTGGCTTCTACGGTAAGGTTCCGGTAGCGCAGCGCGCCTACAGTTCTGCCGTTCATGCAACGTCCGCTCTGGTCACGTCGGCGGGTTCCCTGTTTGTGGCGAGTCACCTTGCCGCGATTCAGGAAATCCAGAATACGCTGATCGGCCTCGGCATTTATGCGACCGCTTAATCATGGGACGCTCACTTGGAGTCGCAGACTCGACAGCCGATATTGACGGTGGCACGATCACGGGTATTTCTACCCTGAAAACTGCCACTGGATCAACCATCGGACTGTATGGGAAAGTGCCTGTAGCACAGCGGGCGTATAGCTCGGCAGTTCATGCTACTTCGGCACTTGTTACCTCGGCGGGTTCTCTGTTTGTCGCATCGCATCTGGCGGCGATTCAGGAAATCCAATTGACCCTCATAGGGCTTGGCGTGTACGCCACTGCGTAACAGTTAGGGGAATGTCTAGGGTCTATAGCCCGAAAATGTGTTCAGCGCACACGACATTCCCCTTCCTCGCTGAATTTCTACTGGAGAAATAATGCCTAAACAGCCAGAATTGGCAAAGATGGTAGTTTTTTGCATACCTACTATCACAAAACCATACCAGTGCACGCTTGATAGCATCAGGGATTCCGTACCTCTGATTGAAGCTGCCGGGTGGAATCATCGTATTGTCTATGAGATAGGCTCACCGTACATTTCATGCGCCCGTTCTGTCATGCTCCGAAAAGCATTGGATGCGATGGCAACGCATATCGTATTCATTGACCACGACCTTTCGTGGCAACCTCAAGACCTTCTCGACCTGATTGAAGCTGAAGGCGATGTTGTCTCAGGTAACTACCGATTCAAGATTGACGAAGTGGAGTTCATGGGTACTCTGCAACCGGACATCAATGGATTTCCGCAAGTCCGTGAAGACGGCGCTGTGAAAGCATGGTTCATTCCTGCCGGATTCCTGAAGGTTACTCGAACCGCCATTTCCCGCTTCATCATGGCCTACCCTGAACTGACTTACGGCGACAAGTGCAATCCCTGCGTCGACCTGTTCAATCATGGAGCATTTGATGGCATGTGGTACGGCGAGGACTATGCCTTCTCTCGTCGGTGGCGGGACTTGGGCGGCGAAATCTATATCCTGCCGCACCTGAACCTCGTCCATCACACTGCAGATAAGGGTTTTGGTGGCACATTCCATGACTACCTCTGCGCTCAACCAGGCGGGTCACAAGACCCTGATAGGGGTCCAGAATGAACGGGACACTACTGCACCCCGGCTGCGGATTTGAACCGCTCCCTGAGTGGTTAAATGGAGCCGTAGAGACTCGGCTGGATATAGACGAGGACTGCAATCCAGACATCGTTGCTTCCATCACCGACATGGGCGAGATTGGACAGTTCAATCTAATCTATACAAGTCACACGCTGGAGCATCTGTATCAGTACGACGTGGACAAGGCTCTGAAAGAGTTCTACCGCGTACTGAAACCGGGTGGCATGTGTTTCATCATGGTTCCAGATGTTGAAGGCGTCACTTGCAATAACGAAGTTCTGTACGTTTCTCAAGC